TGGTAAGGCATCAGACTTTGACTCTGATATATAAAGGTTCGAATCCTTTTGCCGTAGTCAAACTAAATAAAAGGAATGAGATGCTATGGTAAGTGAAGAAGTTGCAGTTACTCTTGCAAAGCACGATAAAGATATAAAGTCGCTTGAACATAGAATGTCAGATGTTGAAGAGACGCAAAAGAACATTTCTGAATTGACGGCATCCGTTAGAGAACTAACGATAAATTTACAACACATGGTTGAAGAGCAGAAACGACAGAGTGAACGTCTTAAGAAGCTCGAAGATGAGCCGCTAGAAAAATCAAAGACGATAAAAACGATTCTGTTAAGCGCTGCTGCTACCGGTATAGTATCAATTATCGTAGGTATCATAATCGGATGGCTCGCACATTGACAGGAAAGGAGGTCTGCAATATGCAAAAGTTTATCGAAAGACTCAAAAAGGTTGACAAAGGCACGCTCATTCGCTCTGCATCATTGATTGTGACGTTGCTTAACCTTGTTGCTATGGGAATTACAGAAATCTGTGGTGCTCATAGTACAGCGTATGTAGTTGTTTCTATCATTGCTGCAGCAGTATCTGCTTTGATTGCAGGATGGCAGGACAACAACTGGTCTGATTTCGCTATTCTTATGGGTAAAGTGTGGAATGCGAAAAAAGACGGTAAAATCACAACTGAAGAAGTCGAGGACATGCTGAATAAAGAAGAAAAGCATGACAATGACGACTAAGATCACGTGATTATCTCTGTTGAACTTTGCTGCTAGATTAAATAATTTATATATATCAAACACAAACGTTTAACAGAGATAAATCTGTGAACAAACTGAAAATAATTTATGCCATTTGATTATATCTATATAATATGATGGTATACAATTAAATTAAATAAATAAAGGAGATTTGTTTATGAAACGTTATTATGTTCGCGATAACGACGACGAATACGAAGTCGAAGAAATCGAAGAGCAGAGCGACGCTACAGAAACTCCTGCTGCGGCTTCGGCTCCGGCTGAAGCACCGGCTGAAGGAGCTCACGATGCTGAGACTCTGACTGACGAAGAAATTGCGGCTCTTAAGGGACTTGCAAAAGTCGCCGATAAGTTGATCGCGATGATTGGTACAACCGATTCTTGCTCTGACAAAGATGAAGAGGAAGAAGAGGAAATGCATGATGAAAACGAAGAAGAAGAGGAAGAAGAGGAAGAGATCGTCGATACAGACGAAGAAAACTCTACGAAAACTTGTGATTCTAAAAAGTCTTTTGGCGCAATCGAAAGAAAAACGACAAAGACTGAAGATTCCGTCGAAGATGCAATGGATATTGACGCTGCTTGGGCGAAAAGATATGGAGGTAAATAATAATGAGTCTGATTATCAAAGACAAACTTCAGGCAATGATCGTCGGTTATCCGACAGTGTCTGACAAGTACAATGTTGCTGGTGGTATTTTGTCTGGCTCTACTCCTGTTGCTTTTGGCGATCTTGTTCAGTACGATTCCACAACCGGTTATTACAAACCCGCTACTTCCGTATCTGCGGTTGGTAATATCGCAGGTTTCGTACTTGCAACAAACGTTAAAGTCACTCAGGATTGGCCCGGTACAACCGTTCAGGTCAACGGTGGTGAAGCATTCAACCTGTTGCTCAATGGTTACATTGCTGCAAAGCTTGATTCTGGTGCTACTTCTTCGTATGTAGCTCCGGGTGCTTCCGTTTATGTGATTCTTGCTACTGGTAAGCTCACAACTTCCGATAAGGCTTCTGCAAGCACAATCGTCGAGCTGCCTGGCTACAAGTTCACAGGTTACAAAGAAACGCAAGGCAGCGATCTTGTTGCTGAAATCTGCGTTAGATAATAGGGAGGTATAGAGATGTACGAAATTTTTTCTCCGAGTACTATCGAAAAGAACTTTTTCGTTGATTCGATCCCCGCAGAAAATCGCAACAAGACCTTTTCTGTGACGGATATGTACAGCAGAAAAATGACGAAGGCTGCAGTTGGAGATGTAAAGCTCCATGACACAAACTTCGCATTTCTGAGCACCACACTCGCAAAACTGCATTCCAAGCTGTATGAGCCGAAGCATTTCGTCACCTACGCTCAGGACGTTCCTGTGAATGTCGGCGGCGGCTTCGTCGATTATGTGTCTTACTACACCGTCGATTGGGCAGGCATTATGGATGAGTTCCGGAACGTTGTTGGTAACAACGCTAACTACATTCCGAGAGTAAATGCTGGTCTGAACCAGAAGAAAGTGAATGTTTACACATTCGAAGTTGCTTACGATCTGCGGTTCGTTGAACTGGAAAAGATGAAGAAACTGACCCTGCAGAAGAGCATTCAGGACATTTACCAGAATGCAATTGTTGCAGGTTGGGATCTGTTCGTTCAGAAAGTTGCTTACATCGGCATCAACGGTTCCGTCGGTCTGTTCAATGCAACAAACGTTTACACAACCACAATCGACAACAGCGGTGCTTCTGCTGCTAACTCCGGTTTCGATGGCATGTCTGATGGCGCTGTTGTGGCATTCTTCAATGGTGTGTTTGAAACATACCTGCTCAACTCCAACATGAACATCACGATTCTGCCGGATACATTTCTGGTTCCGACATTCGTTGGTGCTGATCTGACAAGCAGATTCTCCGCTCTCTACACTTCCACACTGCGTAAGTTCATCATTGACCACAACCTTGGCATTGATGAATCTGCTGGTGATGTGAAGATCACAATCGCTTCTCGTCCTGCACTCAATACTCTTGGCACAGGTGGTCACGGTCGTATTGTTGCTTACAAGAAGGCAGAAGATTATGTTCGTCTGGATATGCCCTATCCGATGCAGCATTACATCACTCTTCCGAACATCGAAAAGATGAGCTACACATCTGCGTTTGTTGGTCAGGTTTCTGAAATTCAGATGCCGTACAATGCTTCTTCTTCCGAACTCGGAGTTGTTACTTACTGGGATTTCACGAAGTAAGAGACAATCCAATTTCATTCACTGTGACTCGGCATGGCACGAACCGTGCCGAGTCATATTCATAAAGGAGACAAGCATGAAATATAAGATTGATAATAAATACATTGTCGAAGCTGAATCTTTTCAAGATGCGATCAAGGCTGTTAAATGTTTGAAAAACGAAAAGGTGAATGATGCTCAACAGGTCTACACTATTCACTGGATCGACACTTATGCAAGGTCGAAAGGCTATGACAGATCACTTTGTAGACATACAACAGAAATCAAAGCGAACGATGTTGCTGAAGCACTTAAAAAACTTTCTGGAAAGGTTGTGCTTGACTTTGGTGTAGGCACAGCAAATTGTCTTGTAGTTAGTGTTTCAACGCCTAAAACGACATATCAGTGGTCTGGTCGTTTGTCTGAGCTCGTAAAGAACTCGAAAGAAGATCTTGGTGATTCTGTAAATGATACTTCTACTTGTGATAGTATTAACGACGGAATGAAAGAATATGTATTCGTTTGGGTTGATCTTGTTAAACAGCAAAAATATAATTATGACCGTGAGCATGAAAAAGAATATTTACATAGAACGGTCATTAAAGCAGAAAATGATTTTGAAGCGCTTAAACGTCTTAATGAAAAACTGGATGATTATAATGTATATTCCTCTTCGTATTGTTTTATTCGTATTGTAAGTGGAGCGCATAGTAGACTTCTTCAAATTGGTGGCAATTTGCATACGCTTTTGCAAAAGTCAAAATCATCTTTTGAAGATGCAGTTAAAGATGCAGACAAAGACTTTATCATTGTTCAGATCGTAGTAGGAAATCGCTATAAGGTTGCTGAATGGCCTGCAGCATCTGCTGAAGCTGCATTGAAAGAATTCAAGGAAGCAAATCCTCGCTGGTCTGGAAGACAGCTTCAAGCTATTCCGAAAAATGAATGGAAAGGCACTTACGCAGATGCAGAAGATACTTACTGGAAAGTTCGTTATGGACATGAAGATGACGAAATTCAGTATACGTCTGTGTTGATTGTAAAAGGTTCTTCTGAGCAAGACGTCATTAGAAAGTTCAAATCAAGAAAGCCTGGCTATAAGATCTTTTCTGTAACTGAAGGTGTTCCTGAAGGTGTCGAATCTATGCGTAGAAGAGGCATGAGCGTTTGGGACGATTAAGAGGTAACGACAATGGCAATTATTGGTATTCAGATCAACAAAGACAATCCGGAATTTACTGCTTCTGACTTTACTTTCTGGATGCCTCAATTCGCTGCATATATCGCTACTCAAGAAGGTACTGCTGCATTCAATAAGCTTTACACACTTTGCAACAAAAAGATCTTCTACTCGATTTTTGGAACTGACTGGGAACTTGCAATGAGTTATGCGATTGCTCATTATTTGACGCTTATCGCTATGCAAATGCAAGCTCCCTCAGGATCAACACTTGCTGATATTGCAGGTGGAGGCGTTACTCGCGGTGTTCTTTCTTCGATGAGCATTGGCGAATTCTCGAAATCGTATGAGCTCGATAAAACGATGTTGAGTTCTGATGAAGCGATGTTCTGGAATCAAACTTCGTATGGCGCTCAGCTTATGGCGCTTTACAAGACAAAAGCAGTACCTTCAATCTTTGTTGTTACTTCAAATCCGGTACCGGGAGCTGATTGATATGTCGCAAAATCATGTAATTGATCCAACTTTCTTCTATGATGCAATCGAAGAGTTCTCATTCAATTATACGATCTATGTCCTCACAGGAAAGTCAATTGATGAGTACGGTGAAACGACTTCAACATACACAACTTCTACAATCAGAGGCTCGTTACAGTCTCATGGAACGACACTAAATAAATCTCTTGAAGGAAACACAACGTCAATTCGATACAATTTCTATTGTAAGTCTTTGTATCGTATCAACATTGGTGATGTCATCGTCTACAAGAACAACTATTTGCGAGTCATTTCTATGAGAGACTATGATGAATATGGTTGTAGAAGTTGTGAACTTGAACAAGTTCAGCTTACTGCTTATCGTGATCTTGCTGCATATGTCAAATATCTACAAGGACAGGAGTTCGTATGATCAGTACTATAAAGCAAGTCAAAAAGCTTATTCGAGCTCAGCTCATTGCTCAATCTGGTGTCAACGGACAATTTGTTCGTGATGCTACAACTGAATATGGAGCGATGCTTGATAAAGCTGGAGAGAATAGCGTCTTTACTAGTATTGTTCCTACAGACATTGTGATTTTGTTCGACATTGAAACGAGAAATGCATCAAGCGATATGAGTCAAACAAATGATGATCAAAACAAAACGATCTCATACTTCAAAGCATTGAGTATGCATGTGATGATCTATGGTGACGATTCACTCGATAAAGCACAAATCATTGTTGCAAGAATGAGAACTGATCGAGTTCGAACACAGCTATTTGGCGAAGGAATATATCTCGAAAGTGTTGACGATCCGACGTCAATCCATGAATTCAAAGACGATGTTGTTTGGTTAAGATCGGATTTCACAATCAACATTGCATGTGAGTTTATAATCAATCAGGCTCAGAACGTAGATGACTATGCTACAATTGAGAGCTTGACAATAATCAATAAGGAGTGAAATTATGAATATTGATTTGAAACGCTTTGTAGACGTCAATATCAAAAAGCACACTTCTGCGGCGGTTATTGGTACAAGAGATACTGTTGTACTTTTTACTGCTGAAGGAACGAGCTCGACACCGATTGACGTCATTTCTTACAGCGATGCTCAATCAAAATGCGCAGGTATGGCGACTACACTCGCTTATCTCAAAGTTTATTTTGATTGTGGTGGCGTAAATGCAAGAGTTATAGGCAATACACAATATGCGTCTCTGACATCTGATATGATTTCCGATCTTGGCAATGAATACATCGTTATTGCTTATGCCGTACCTGATGCGAATGTTGAAGCATGCTACTCTGCACTTGAAACGCTTGCAACAACAAGAGCTGGTACTGCTTCGATCTATGGCATCAATGAAAAGCTGATTCTTGCTAGATCCGAAACATATGCAGATACAACGCTCGTGAAAAACTTCTGCGCAAAATACAGCAATGTGCTTGGCGCAGAAATGTCGATTGCTGCTTATCTTTCGAACATCAATGTCTATGGCGTAGACACGGTTTATGACTATATGTTTACTGCCGAAGCAATTGATCCTGAAACGATGACCGATGCAAACTACGAAACTGCAATCACAAATAATTACAATGTGAATGTTCGTCTTGCTGGTGCAAATCGTAACTGCGGTGGCAACTGCAAAGATGGTGCAGACCTTGTAAATTCGTTTGTGAGAATTGTGCTTCATCAAACGCTTACAGATGTGTTGCTTGAGTTGCTTGCAACAAAGATCAATGATACGACCGGCATTAGTAAGATTACGTCCGTTTGTAGTCAAGAGCTTAGCAAGTATGTGACTTGTGGTTATTTGACGACAAACAAAACATGGACAGACAATGATCTGATTGTGAATTACAATTCTCAGTCATACACGATTATTGAAAAAGGAACTGCACTCGTAAAAGGGTATCTTGTAAGAGTTCTTCCTTTTGCTGCTTTGACAGATGCAGATCGTGCAGCTCATAAAGCACCGCCTGTGTATGTTGTAATTGCTGATCAATATGGCATCCGTGCTATTACGATCAACGGTGACGTAATTTAAGTAGGAGGTAATAACAATGAACAGATACTCGCTTTCTGATTATGTTGTTTCGATCACACCAGATGATCCTGCAATGAGAACAGCATTTGACACAATCTCCATTGGTGGTCAAGGTCAGTATGTTGGTTCGATTCGAGTAAGAGTTGCAAATGAGCTTTGGTCTACTGAAGGTTACGCAACGGGTGCTTGGATTCATAATAAGAATCTTGATCGTCATGGCACTTGCGAAATTGAAATTTCTCAGCTTGCCAATGAAGTATTCAAGTTTATTCGTTTGTGCAACATTTATTACGAAGAGCAATATGGTGGTTGCACAATCACGATTGCAGATCGTAATGGTCGAACAGTAGCAACATGCATTGACTGCTACATCAACAAACCTGCCGATCAAGAGTTTGGTCCTCAGGCTCAGAATCAGGTATGGCCATTCACTTGTGGCGAAATTACATTTGGA